CTTATAACGGGTTTACGTTTTCCATTGAAATAACGTTGCGAAAGTATTGATTATTTTCCGACAAAACAAATTTCCTATGGAAAATAAATGGATCGGAGTCGGCGGATGTCGGAGCGGAGGAGGGATGGAAAGGTGAAAGGTGAAAAGTGGAAAGTGAAGGGGGGGGGCTGACAAGATGGGGTATAGATAGGATTTCACCCCTGCCGGAGAGATTTCTGACAGGGGTGATTTTCATTTTCGTGGGAACTTTTCCGAAAGTTCCTTTTGTTTCTGCGGTGCGTAGGGGACTCGAACCCCTGACCCCGTGCGTGACAGGCACGTATTCTAACCAGCTGAACTAACGCACCATTCCGGTTATTGCGAGTGCAAAGGTATTACATTTTTTTTAGTCTGCAACTTTTTTTTTGATTTTTTGTGCGGCGCGCCGGCGGCATTCGCACCAATCTGCTTAATTTTTAAGGACAAAAGCATTGAAAATTTTTTTGTCGCCTTCACGCTGTCGCGCCCTGTTATAATCGGCATTTCGAAAATTCCACTTTAAAATAATCGGATTTCAACCTCCGATCTTGAAATATCGACAAAAAAAGCAAAATTTAAGGGACGTTTAAAACATGCTTAAACGTCCCTTAAATTTGGATTACCCCCTATCTCTATTTATAATTGTAGTAACTTGGGGTATTTTTATCCAAAAATAATAGCAGCCAAGATTGCCAGCCACACCATACCTCCTCCTGCGAGCGTCCATAGAATGTCCTGCATGTCGGCTTTCGGGTCGATCTTGCGCTCCTTTAAAATGGCGGCCGTCAAGACGGCGATCATCGACACCAGCAAAGGCAACCACCGCCACCAGGCGCCCAACGGCACGGCCACGATCAACGCCGCGGAGGCGATGACCGCCCCGACTGCGAAGTGCTTGTACTTGTCGGCCCCGATCTTATTCATCCAGCCGACGATCTTGGTGAAAATGTCTTTCATAGTGCTATGCCTTTTCAACGTAAAGCCCGACAAGGGCACTCAAATCGTGGTACACCGCCTGTCCCGTGGAGCGGGTGCACTTGTATGTCACGCCGTTCTGCGAGTAATATTTGCCCTCGAGCAACTCCATATTCCCGTTGTACGGAATCGGATCTTCGGGCGTGCCCTTGTGCTTCTTATCAATAACCACATAGAGAGATTCAGAACCCGAGGCTCCAGGGACCCACTGTTTTTGTGCCTGATGCTCCATCAATACACGGTAGGTCTTTCCGTTATGGCTGATGACTCTGTCCTTCACCAAAGTATTCCCGATAAGACTTTCCCAATTATCAAAGACTTCCGGCATCTCAACGACTATTTCATCCGGGATAGTCGTCATTGTCCTCGTCATCATCCTTGCGAATGTCACCATCTGGGCTTCCATACTTGGTTTTTCGGATTGTTCGTCGTCAGAAAACAACTCTGCCTCCTCGAAGTCCTTTTCGGTCTCTCCGGGCAAAAGCAAGCACCTTGTATATCCTTGGCCTTGTCCAATCCTGCGGATAAGCATCCCTTCGTCCGCCACAATCTCCTTTCCTTGTATTTTCATAATTTGATGTATTAAGCTGATGCAAACGATATCTGCTTTTCTTGGGCTGCCGTCACAAGTGCCTGCCATTCCTCGGTAGTACCGCCAGTCTCAGGAGCAGGTTGTGCAGTTCCGGTAAGATAACCATATATCGTAGGGTCTACAGTTATTGTAATGGCTCCGGTGTTAGTTGCGTTTTCAATTACGTACGTAAGCGTGCCAAGGTTGATAGACGGACTCCCCTTGAACGTAGCATTATTATGAAGTCCTCTTAACTTAAATGATTTTAATTTAGGGCAATTGATGAAGACAAACCCAAGGGCCCCATCACGCTTTGAAAAGTCTATTATCCCATCAATTTCTACGAGGGCGGTACAATCATAGAAAAGATAACTACACCCAATGAAGTTATCGGCGCATAAATAAACTTCTTCCGGTCTTCTTGATATAACAACCTTTTCTACATACTTGATACTATTACACAAGTAACTCCACTTATGCGGTATTAAAAATGCTTTATTACTACCAGTATTCGGGATGATAGACTGGAAAGGTATGTTTGTCCTTACTTTAAGGTTTATACCATCATACGGATATTTTCCTACAAACATGGCCATATCATTAAAGTTAAAGTACCTATAGATATTCCACATTTCCTCCTCGGTTATATCCGTGAATCCATTCAGTTCATAAAAGCCAGTTTCTTCGTTATAGACTGCACCATAGCTTTCATAAAGTTTGCGATTGTAGCCTCCTGCGGGTTCGGAAACAAGTTTAGCCAAAGCACACGGGTAACGCTTGAGAGAAAAACTTGTCTTGCTCGCAGAAAATGCTACATACATATTTTTGTTAGCCAAAAATAAAACGTCATTTTTAGTGGATGATGCTCCATTTCCAACTAATAACTGCTGTATAAATGAGCCATCTTCAGCAACTTCGCTTATAATAATTACAGAATTAAAAGCTGTTACAGAACCTATGATTAGATCTCCTCTGTCGACTTTATAAGGGTTAGATATAAAATACGAAGCATTGGCTGATTGCTGGCCGCTCTTATTTATATACTTGCCATCCACAGCAACATCCATCTGAATATCCTGAGCCTCCCCTGCCCCTATGACGTCGACAGCGCTTTTCACCCCGATGTTGGTCTGGACCTGGGCCCGCTGCTCCGCATTAAGCTCCTGCGGCGAGAAGAGGACCGCATCACCTACATCCGCCCGATTCTCGGAGGTGACATACTGCTCCGTAGCCTCGTCCCAGAAGGCCCAATAACGTGCCCCGTCCACCTCGACAATCTTGGGAGGATTGTCCGCCAGAGCCTTGGCACGCGCGGCCTGCTGGTCGGCGTTTGAGGCTGATTTTTTTGCACGTTCAGCAGCCTTATCCGCACTATCAGCAGCCTTATTAGCTTTGTCTTTTGCGATGACAGGTCCTTCTGCATATTCCTGTTCGGTTCCCTCATAACCATACTTCTGTGCGATCTCATAGGCCGACTTTCCGTCCAGTCCATAACGCAAAGCATGATCTGTCAGGATAATATGGGTTAGTTTATCATCCATAAAAATCCATTATTTTTGTATCTGTAAGTATAAGTAATCGGTTGGTCAACGTTTTTTTATAACCTGACGCCTTTACAGTATAGGTCGTTTCGAGCGTTGCGATACCCGCATCGAGTTTTCCGGTTTCCGAGGATGGGATATTGAACACAGCCCGATCTGTTCCTTTGACGATCGGCAGCCCGCTGCCTTGCGTCGATCCGTAAATTCTCGGCCCGTTCCCGGTCGTGTAAACCAACATGTCGATCTCCACCTCTTCGAGAGAAACTCCCGTCGGATATACAGCAATCCCAATGCTGTCGCCTTTGGCATATATCGGTAATTTCGGTATCATCTTACAGGTCGTTTAAACAGGTATTTAACCCATGCGAACCATTTGCGGCGTTTCAGATACATCTGATCGGCCTGGTTGTCGTAACACTCCCGCTCGAGGGCTATGTCTCGGTATGCCGTGTCGTATGGCGGCAGCAACCATTCGAGGGCCCAAAGGGTACAGTACAGGACGACATGGTAACAGATCGGCACAGTGCAGAGCCACCGCCAGGATAATCCACAGGCAGGAATTAGCACCAGGAGCGCCGTCGCGTAGAGGATCAGCCACTCGATCTGCTGCCGGGTGTGTATGGCTTCGTGGTTCCGTTCATCAGGCAACAACAGACGCTTCACGAACACCAGGCCGAAATAATTGAATGCGACGAAAGTCCCGAACGGGATTGTATCATTTTCTATCTGCTTCATGCTAAAATGCGGTTCCAGCCACCATTTAAAGTATCAGCCGCTGCATATGTACTGTTGTCTTTGGCTCCGGCGAAACAAAGGTCAAAGTTTTTTGTCGAGGTGCAATAGGTCATATAATAACACTGGTAGAAACCAGGCGCTCCCGTACAGTTTGCGATACTGCGGCACTGCGCTATGTTGTTGCAGTGGCGAAAAGGAACGCCGCTATCGGTGCCGTTTGCGTTGCCGGATGATTCGCCCTGACAATTCGCCATATATTCGCAGTAATCGAATGCCAACCTTGCGCCATATCCTGTCCCGGCACCGGATGCCGTGCCTTTGCAACTATTCAGGTAATCACAGTGGTCAAATGCTGCCACATGTCCATTGTATTGTGTGTTTGCGACTGTTGCCTCGCAGTTTGTCAGGAATTTGCAATAATAAAACCCCTTCGCACGCATATAATTAATTGCCCCAGAATAACTGTCGCCACTTACAGATGTCCGGCACCGGGTTAAATTTTCACAGGAGTCAAATCCGCAGACTGTCTTGTCCAAGTTCCCACTGGCACATTTTGCGCGGCAGAGCGCCTCGCAGTCAATCAGGTGCGAACAATTTGCATATCCGGAACATTTTATGGTACCGTTTCCATTAAACGACGGATTGTTGATTGCTACGCATCGTTCCAAGCTTCCAAACCCGTTGAAGACCGTAAAATACATTTGGGCCGAGGATGATTCTATTTCTGCCGTCACGTTAATCAATTTGGTGTTATTACCTCGCTCGATCATGTATAAAGCGGCGATTGGAGCCAAAGACGTTCCTGCGCCGGTGGGATTACTGACGACAATTTTACTCCCCGGTTCCCCGGTGATCGTATTGCAGTTGGCATGTATTCCGATCGGAGCATTCACAGTCCATGTGCCGCTCTTGATTAGGACATGATGGGCGTTGGGATTATTGGCCAACGCGGAGAGTTTCGCAACGCTGTCAACGATATAGTCATACTTAAATACGCCTGCGACATCGGTTTGATCTGCCTTGCTGTTCCATTTATTACGCTCGTTATCAGTGATAAGCCGATGTGTAGCATCCTGAATCGCGTCGATGAACCGCACGCCGCCGTCCCGGGTGATCTGCACATAGCTGCCCGCAGGTTTTACGGTGGTTGCCACAGCCTTGTAGATGTGGGCGATGGGCTTGACGTTGCCATCGTTGTAGACATCCGTTTCGGTTTCGTAGCCCAGTGTGAGGTAGACGGGCAGGGCTGTCGCAGTAATCCCGGCAAAGGGCACGACGACCTTGACCGTCGCATTGTCGGCCCCGGACCCTTCGAGCACGACCAGACCGGGCGCTATGTCGTACTTGCTGCCGTTTGCCTTCACCTCGCATCCGGAAAGGACAAAAGCCCCGAACTGGGAGAAGAAGCCGTCGATCACCTTCAGCGGCTCCTCCTGGAGTGATACGAACGCATCGCCGTACCAGTTACGGACGCCGAGCACTTGTGTTTGTCTTTTCATCTTTGGTCTATTTTATACGTTGTTAAAGCAGCCCTGTATTTCTCGATGTCGGCCCGGACCTGCTCGGCATCAACACCTGCCGGAACATGGACGATGAAGTCCACATCCCCGAACTGCTCGCGGTTCTCTCCCCGGAGCGATACTACCGCCGGAGTACCTTCGCCCCTGTTCAGTCCCACGGGGACCGCTACGCCTACGCCCTCGGAGCGTATCCCGACCGCAAACCCCGTTTCACGGTAGGATTCGATCGTGATGTCCGCCGCTCCGTATTTGTTGCGCAGGAACTGTTCGAGCACTCCTTCCTGATTGGTCACGTTGAGCAGTTTCCGGGTTTCGTCGCGCCACAGGCTGAAGGCGGCGAACAGGTCCGCCAGCGGCTTTACAAAGGCCCGCAGAATCCGCAGACGGACGGGTTGACGTTTGTGTTCAGGCAGGAGCTGCCGCACCTGGTTCCGGAAGTCTATCTTATAGTTCCTCATAGCGATTTGGTAGATGTCAGGGTCAGCGTGTTCCCCTCGGCTGCGTACTCGAAATACCCTGCGGCCAGTTCGGCCAACACATCGACGGGGGCGAAATCCGCCCCGGCGCTGGTCTTATGCTCGAGCCTTACGACCTTTACCGTCACGACACCTTCGGCGTGCATGACGGCGTCTACGAGCCGCTGGGCATAGAATACGGCATCGAATGACAGCGAGGTCTTGAACGTCTCGAGAGCCTGTCCGACCTGCTCACGCACGACACTCGAGGGGACCGCCGGATCATAGTACACCTCCAGGTTGTAGCGGATCGTATCGGCTGTCGTGCTTACGATCGTCGTAGGAATACCCGTTGTGTGGATCGTGTCGATGTAGTCGGCCAGGTTGCGGCGTTCGCTGTCGTCCAGGGGGATTATTTGGCCCTCTTTATCGGTCTTGGCCACCCGAATCGAGATCATTTTATAGACCTCGTTCACGGCCACGACCTTCACGATGCGGCTGTCGGGGTCGTCCTGCTCGTAGTAGAACTGCGCCGTGTTCTTGTCGAAAACCAGTGTATGTCCGTTCTGAAAACGGTAGCACATTTCCGCATACCACAATTTGGTGCCCGGAGTGATCTTGGCCGTCAGCTCGTCAACCTCCTGACGGAACAGATCGAGAATTATTTCAAAGGCGTGGATCGCCGCTGCGACCACATAGGTCCACAGCCGCCACTCGGCGACCTTGGAGGTCGAGAGCTTCGGGAAATAGGTCTGCAGGTCGGTGATGATCGACTGCTGTATGTCGTTAATCGTTCTGGCCATATCGGTAGGTTGTTATGTCGTTTTCCAACTCTTTGAGCGTGTTCTTGCGCATCAGGCCGCTTTCGTCGTCGATGCGCAGCTGTGTCCCCGGCGCGACGGCCACGTCCAGGTAAAACCCCGTTTCGCCGATGCTGTCGATCCCCAGCTGCACGAGGGCTTCCGGATCGTTGGCGATCTGCGGATTCAGGGCAAGGATTTCGCCCACGGCCTCGCAGGTTCCATACTGCTCGAGGGCGATGTCGTAGACCGTCTGCCGGGCCTTAACTGTTGCTGTCGTCATACTCTGCGCTTATCGTCAATGTTCCATCCGTATCGTAGTCTATGGCATCGACCCGCATGCCGTCCCGCTCGCACTGCTTGCGCACGGTTCGGAGGAAGTCCGCCGGATCGGTGTCATGCAGGAACGATACACAGTCGACGCCGACGGTGGGCGCCTCCTTGAAATCGCCCTGGCTTGCCAGCAGCAGGTCCCGCTTGTGCTGCTCCGTCGCCTCGGTCCGGATCAGATCGTCGGACAGCTCCACGTCCCCCGTCGATGTCTGCAAAATGTCGATCATCGTATCAGTGCGTTACGTTGGTGTCCTCATAATCCCCGCGCTGGACCTTGTCGTGCTTCGATGCCGGGGCGGGAACCTCTACGGGCTTGGGATTGTTCTGCGCCGATGCGGTCCCGGTCACGGCCACCGCTCCCAAGGGAATGATGTGCGTATGCGTGTTGAAGGCCTCGATCAGGTCGTTGATCTTGCAGGTGAGCGGCTCGATGTTGATCAGTCCGCCCAGCTCGCCGCCGTTCAGGACGATCTTCGGGGCCGAGGCCTCGATCCGTTCCCCGTCGCAGGTCATGGTCACCTGGTCCCCGAGGGTGAAGATCACCTTGTCGATCTCGGAGAACAACGCCACATACAGGCGGTCGCTCGCGTCGATCCGGGCGACGATCACCGTGCTCTCCTTCTTGGGGATCAGCACCCTCCCGCGCAGGTTCTCCTTCTCGACGGAGTACAGCAGCACCCCTTCGTAAACAATGCCGCCGATCTGCACGTCGCACGTCCTGGCGTTCTCGTCGACGCTTTTGACCGTGCCGTACATGGCCGCCTTTGCCGCATTGCGCAACCGCTCCGATAACATCATGCGGACCTCGCGTATCTCTTTCTCACTGCTCATATTTTTATCCCTATTTCCACGGTCCGGCGCGCTCCGCCCGTTCCGTAGGTTGTTTCTGTTCCTTCGATGTAATACCGCCCATCCCGCTCATGGTAGACCTCGTCCTCGATCTCGGCCACCATGCACGGGGCGGCGTAGGGCTGCAGGAAGGTGGTGATCTTGCCCGCATAGCCGTCGTAGCTGTATCGCTTCAGCTCTGCCGCCGCCAGGGCTGCCAGTTCCTTCTGATCCTTCACGTCGTAGAAGTACAGTTTCTTCTCCGTTCCGTCCTTCGGTCCGATCTCGCCCTCGACCTTCGTTCCGTCCTTGTAGATGCACACGGCCTTGATCTTCAGCTTCACGTCTTCGGCCCGCTGATATTTCAGATCGTCGTCCTTCACCACGTTGTAGCGCAGGCGGTATTTCACGGCATCGCCGACGACCTTGTAAGGCTCGCAGGCGTAGACACGCCCCTCGAGGTCGAACCATACCGCCAGGCCGTACTTGGTCTGCAACTGTCCCAGGACCCACGCCACGGGCTTATTGTCCGCAGGGAATGCCTCGAGGGTCAGCGTCGCGGCATATCCCACCTGCAGGCCGCAGGCTTTCAGGACCGCCGCGAGCGTGGTCTTTCCCTGAATCGTGACATTCCGGCGGCGGGTAGTGTAGAACTCGTCCTCGCAAACGATCTCGAGGGGCGTCTGCAAGTTCAGCTGCTTCACATAACCCCGAAATTCGGTGTACAGGCGTCCGTCATACCCGAGTTGGATTTCCACCGGATCGCCCGCCTTGATCACCTGTGCAGTCTCGACGTAGGCCGGAGGGGTCCCAGTCTGCCGGAGCACCGCCGTCACCGGAACCTTCACCGAAGCCGTGGCCCCGATCGTATGAATCGAGCGCTTGATCTTGATGTCATGCACTCCGCCGAAATACTTGCTTCCGATGGTTATTTTACTGCACGGTAGATACATGGCTATTGCACTATCAGTTCAAAAGGTGAATCCGTTTCGCATTCGATCGTCACCGCCTGGCCATCCTCCACACCGGGCGTCGGCGGGTACTGGATGTCCGTGATCACGACCCGGTCGCCCTCGTCGAGCAGCAGGTCCGTCAACACGCAGATCAGTTCGACCGATTCGTTGATGTTGTAAAGTTCCTTCATGCGCGCAATCTGCGCCTCGGGATAACTGCCGTCTGCGGACCTGATGAAGGCCGCGACGGAGATTTTGTAGTCTCCGATGCTGATCAGCTCCTTGACCGACCCGCGGCGGCCCACCAGGGGCGTGCGCACGATGTTCTTGGTTCCGGTAATGCTGATCACGGCGTTCTCCAGCTCGAGGGTGTGATCCTCGCCCCGTATGTCCTGATGCCTGATGAATACGGGCATGAAGTACCACCTGCCCAGGGCATCCTTCTTGTACAGGCGCGTACCTTTCACGAGCTCTTGCTGCGGAGCTGGAGAGGTCGGGATGTCGAAGTTGTCCCCGGTGTAGCTGCCGGCCGGACGATTCGGGGAAAAGGCTCCCGGATAAGGCAAGCCCTTATAGCCGATGATCGACTGCAGCAGGTGCTCGATGTTATACTTATGCTTCATATTCGTCCAAGACTTTTTTCAGTACGGCAGTGACTTCCTCCTCGATCTGATTGTAGCCCTTCCCGTCGGCGTTGGCGATGTGTATCTCGATCGTGTCGCAGAATTTGCTCATCGTGACACCTCCGCGGCGCTGACTGTTGTATGCCAGTTCCGTCGGTGTCGGCTGGGCCGTTCCCCCGGACTGCGGGAGCGTAGTAGCCGCCACCGTGAGCGGCATGGCCAACGATGCCGCCGCGGTCGCCAGGGACGGAACCCGCACCGCCGAAAGCCGCGAGGCGATGGCCGTGTAGGCCGCCGATCCTTTCATGTCGGGGATGATCTTGTTCAGATCGAGCACCGTCTTGCTCCCGGACCCGGTCCCGGTCCCCGTCTTGGAGAAGTCGATGTTTACCTTTTGTTTCGTGCGGGGCGTCTTCGTTCCGTCCGGGGTTTCAGAAGCCGCAATCAACGGACTGACGGCATTGACTGCGCCATTTTTGCCGTTTTTCCAGGAGAGCTCCCAGGAGAGGGAACTCCCGGCATCTTGGGCGAGGTTCTTCAGGTTCTTGGCCCCGTCGACGATGGCCTTCTTGCGGCTGTCGATGTCGCCCGAAATCTGCGAGATCATCGCCTCGTTCTCGGCCTTGTCGCCCAGGCCTACGGCCTTCTTGAACTTGTACCACCCGAGTTTTATGTAATCCAGGCCGATCATAATGCCGTTGACCATCGTGCTGAACTCGTACTTGATCGTTTCGACGAACAGCTTGCCCGTCAGCTTCATAAACTTGACGACGCTGTCCCACTGCTTGCCCCAGCCCTCGACCTTCGTAACGCAAACGGTGATGACGGCGATCAGGGCCGTGATCCCTGCCACGATCCAGGTGACCGGACAGCCCCACAGAGAAGCGTTCAAAAGCCACTGTACGCCTGTCCATGCCACCGTTGCCGCCTTTACGGCTCCGGCCCACACGGTGTGTAGTTTTTCGGCGCTGGAGACAAAGCTGATGGCTTTGCCGAACAACATGAATAAGGGTACGAGTTGTGCAACGGTTACAGCCTGCTGCGCGATGATCGTGGCGTAACCGCCAGCTGATCCCGTAAGTTCGAAAAACCCGATCTTCAGGTCGTCGATCCGGGCCTGGCAGCGTGCCATCATCTGCTGCACGGTGTCGGTGCGGATCGCGGCCTGCTCCTGGGCGACATTGGTGGCCGTGACCTGGGCGGTCATTTCGGCCACGGCGTCCGAGTTCTTGATCAGGAACTGCGCTGCGGCAATGTTCTCCATGCCGAACACTTTCGACAGATAGGCGGCATCCGTCAGGCGGGGCTTCAGGGCATCGAGGGCATCCGAGAAGCTGTTTTTGCGGAAGTCCACGCCGAGGACGGTCTGCATCTTCAGCATGATGTTGCGCAGGGCCGTACCCGCTTCGGCTCCCTTCAGGTTATTTTTCGATAGAACCTCGATCGCACCTGCCGTGTCCTCGACCGTGAGGCCTGCGGCATTGGCCGCCGCACCGACGACCTTGAACGACTGCGAAAGGTCGACGATCTCCGCGGCTCCGTACTTCGAACCTGCCGCCAGAATGTTGATCACCCGGTTGGCCTCCGTAGCCTGAAGACCGAACTGGTTGATCGTTCCGGCCAGGGCCGTGGCGGCATCGTTCATCGACATCCCTGCAGCATGGGACAGCGTGATGGTGTTCTGCTGCAGGGCCTTCAGCCCCTCCATGCCGATCTTGTCCACCTGAATCTGCGAGGCCAGCAGGGCAAAGGCATTCGCCGCCTGCTGCGCACCCAGTCCGCTCTCCTTACCCGTCTGCCGGGCGACTTTCCCCAGGTCGCGCAGCTCGTCGCCTGCGATACCCGTAATCGACGACAGGTCGGCCATCGACTGCTCGAAGCCGATGCCGGGACCCGAAATGTTGGCAAATGCCGCGCTGACCTTCTCGACCTGCTCGATAACGGAGGTCAGGCTGATGCTCTTGATTTTGGCCTGAAGCCTGTTAAAAGAGTTGGCCGACTTGTCAACGTGTTCCGTAATCTGCCGGGTCGAGTTCTGCACGGATTCGTCGACTTTCTCGACGACCTGCACGATCTTTGTGAACTCCGCAAACAGGTTCTGTATCATGACGAAGACATTCCCGCCGATATTTACTTGGTAATTTGCGCGATTATCCATATATTTGCAAAAACTGTATTGCTATGACTGTTGCAGGTTTTATATTGTCGTCATTTCTTATCGTGGCCTTGATTGGATTCTTGATTCAGGCTGCGGGGTATGTCTTTGATATTGACGAGTGGCAGGATTTGCAGCATAAGCCTAAAAGATAGACGGGGGCGTATATCTGCGTACCCGCTCATTCTCCACCCATTCGGCCATTCTCACCTGAAAGCCCCACGCCTCGTCCGACAGCGTGTCGGGGTCCATGTGCAGCACCGAGCGGATCAGGGCGTTGCCCGCATGCAGCCACCCGTCACCCTTGACGACCTCGGTGCCGCTCAAAGTTTTTTTATTTCCCCGACCCTGATCTCTACGATTTCCGAAATCAGCTGCGACAACCCCATGAAATAGCGGTCGTCGTCACGCAGCTCCTCATCGCCTCCGAGCCAGCAGTTCGACAGGATGACTTCGGCGAACTTGAACGGGTCCTCTTTGCCGACCACCGATGCAGCAGCGATCACGTCACGTCCCGGACGATGCAGGTAGCAGGTTTTGCCGTCAACCTCGTAGGCGAATACATCGCCGTGCTTCTTCTTCCATGCCGCGATCTTTGCGGTCATATCCTTCTTTTCCATAATGATTTTATGCGGGTTTAAAGGGTGTTTAAACAGCCCACGGACTGAAGCCGTGGGCCTGTTCTATACCGACGCCGCCACGTCGTAGTCGATGTCGAGAGCGACGAACGGCATGGCATGCTCGCTTTTCATGTCCCCCGCCTTCATGCCCGAGGGGAGTTCCGAGAACGAGGCACAGATGATCTGGTCGACCGTGATGGCCGTGCTGTCCTCGGGGATGTAGGAGATCAAAATATCCACATCCACGTCGAGGATGTCCTTGTAGCCTTTTTCACGGGCGGCGCGGTTCATGGCGATGATCTCGCTCTGCAGCAGCGTCAGGGTTCCCGACGCGGCCCGCTGACCGTGCTGGATGCCCTTGGCGTAACGCCCTGCTGCATACAGGGCCTCCTTTGTCTTGGTGAGCTTGTAGTCGACACCTGTCGCTCCGACAACCGGGCGGCCCCACATGATGATCTTGATGGTGCCCCAGTCGTACTCTTTTCCGTTGATTCGTATTTTCATGCTGCTACTGCTTGATTGCCGGATTCTCAAATCCGAGGTTTACGATGATGTCCCGCAGCGTGCCCCGCGGTCTGATCCTGCACGAAACCGCCATGCGCCGGGTCGAGAGGACATTCTGCGCCGGATCGACATACGATTTGAAGTCGCTGATCTCGCCCTGCATCGCCACTGCGACGGCGTTGTCGATCAGGCGTTCGTAGTACGAGCACATCTCCTGCGGGATGTTGCCCTCGTCGTCGGTCTCGATGTCGTCCTGAATCTCCTCGATGTAGGCAGTATAGGCGTAGATCGTGGCCTTGTCCGCCACACGTCCGTAGTTCAGGTTGCTGTAATCGTCCGACAGCGGGGCCCCCATGTGGTCGTCGTTCGGGTAGTAGCCGTTCTTCTTCGAGAAGGAGCGGTAGATGATGTAACCCGCCTCGTCCAGCAGGTCGAGCATCGCGTCGCACTCCTCGGGGGTTCTGCCGTTGGTCAGCCATCCCTCGGCGGCGATCGCTCCCGACTTCACACGGGCCAAAGACTGGTTTACGGAAATCCGTGCGGCGCGTCCGAGCATCTGCCCGATTGCGGCGGTCTTGTTCGTCTGATCGTCGCAGGCCATAACGAAGCCTACACGGTTGGTGCTGCCCTCGCGGGGCTTGTAGAGCTTGTCTGTCTTGCCGTCCCAGCCAGCGGCGGGAATCAGGCACCGGAAGGGCATCACCTTCCGGGTGAAGCTCTCGCCGACAGACTGCGCCGCGGTGGCCGCCGTCACGGCATCCTTGTCGATGCCCGTATCGGTGGTGTCGGCGCTGTACTCGTCGGGCGGCAGACGGTTGATGCCGACCAGGCGGATGCGGCCTTTGGCGTAGGTGATCAGCTTCTTCAGCGGCGAGCCCTCCTCGATGCTGCACATCTGCGAGAGCAGCGTGGCCTCGGAAACGACGAGCAGGTACAGCTCGGCGCCGTCGCCCGTCTCCGTATAGAAGGCCGTCAGCTCCTTGTGTGCAAGGGGGTTGTTTTCAGCCGTGATGCCCAGCCGGGCGATGTCCCGCGAGGAGTTGATCAGGTAGACCTCGTTCAGCGCGAGCTTGTCGGAGACGGCGGCGCCCGTCAGGATCAGCCCGGCGACACCATCGTCGCTCTGTGCGACACGGCCCAGGTTTCCGTTCTCGAGGTTGATAGTTGCGTTAGGTAATGCCATGATTATCGCACATTAATGGTTCGTACTTCGCCCTCGCCGAGGCCCTTCTGATGGTAATGCGCGAGGTTCTTGTCTTTGTCGAGGAACACCTGCTTGTCGCTGGTGATGTGGAATGCCTTGCAGTCGGGATAGGCTTTCGCATACTTCTCGGCCAGGGCCTTGAACGGGTCGGCCTTTCGGGCCTGCTCTGCAGCGGCCTCCTCGACTTCCCTTCGGGCCTGATCCGCTTCGGCCATCTCGGCATCCTCGATGGCTTTGGCCTCGGCGCGGAAATCAGCCTCCCGGGCTACGGCCTCGGCAACCTTCGCCGTGGCGGCCTGACAAGCCGCTTCCAGGGCCGCCAGGCTCTCCTTGAGAGCAGCCTTCTCCTCGGCGGTTTTAGCGCCTTTCACGGCGTTCTTACCCTCGGCGACCCGTGTCTTTGCGGTTTTGGTCTCGGCTTTTGCGGCTTTCACGGCATCAGCCAGGCGGGCCAGCTCCTCCTTGCGCTGCTCGGCGCTCATGTCTTTAATATTCATGTTTTCAGATTTTTAACAGTTTGCGGGTTTTAAAGACCCCGAACAGGATCAGCAACAGGACTGAAATCTGTCCGATACGCATCCAGGTCCGCTGCCAGGTATTCAGGCGGTTGACCTCGACGACTTGAAACTCTTTGCGGGTGGACGTATGGCGTTCGATACGGTCTTTCAAAGTCAGGTAAATAGCCATACTGTCGGCCTGGGCCGTAGCCGTCAGGACATTATCGCGGACCTCGATGTCGGGAGGCTTCAAGCGGTTCCCCGCCTGGTACTCCATCAGTCGGCGCATCTGCACCTGACCCACGCTGTCGCATTCGAGAAGCGCCCGGAGCATCGACTGGTCGCGTTCGAGGACCACCACCGTATCCCGGACCTGTTCGGTCACGGTCACCGTATCGGTCGCCTCCGTCTGCGAAGATTGCAGTTTGAGACTTGGACTGCACGCGGCCAAAAGGGCTGCGAGCAGAATAATCAGCATTTTTCTCATTGATCAAATCGTAAATTACGTTTTCGTCGTTCTTGCCACGGATCAGCTTGATCAGCGACACGAAGGCTTTGGCCTGCGTGATGATCGCCAGGTTCTCGAGGATCGAGATAAGCTCGCAGACGCACAGGTAGGCCGCCATCAGTCGGTGCGGAATGATCCACAGATTCGGGACGAGCTTGTCGATCAGAAAGGCCAGCAGTATCGCGGCCATGTAGCCGATCAGTTTGCCTACGCTCTTGCGCATTCGGCGCGACGATCGAGGTGCGTGGCGGTTCTTGCTGGCGAGAACACCGAAGACGAGATCGGCGAGCCAGAACAGGAACACAATGCCGATTACCTCCTGGCATGGTGCGAAATAGGCTGCGGCCACCAGGGACGCCTTGATCGCATACTGACCGAGATACTGCACAGCTCCTTCCATGACTACTTACCCGAATAGATGGCTCCGATGTACTTGTTGCGCAGAGGCAGGGCCGAGAAACGCTGCTGATAGCCCAGGATGTCGCCACGGGCTTCGGGGTCCTTCTCGCGGTGGAAAACATCGACCGTACCCGTCGCACGCATCACCTCGGTACGAATCCAGGCGATCGACGCCATCGCGCTGTTCTCGCCTTTGGCCGAGCCGAAAGCCTGCTTCTTGCCCGTCGTGGTGTCGAACAGAGGCAGATGCGGGTAGCTGAAGACCTTGAAATTGCCGATCTTCCCGTCACGCATGTACTCCTTGTACAGCTTGCGGTTCTCGGACTTCAGGTCGGCTTCGTGCTCCGTAGTGAGGACCAGGCACAGCTGCGTCATGTCGACCTCCATTGCCTTGAACTTCGCTTCGAGCAGGTCGAGGTCGTCGAAGGTCAGGCGACGGCGACCGTTGACGGCTTCGCCGGTCGTCACCAGGACGGGCGTGAACTCACCGTTCTGCAGCGGACACCAGTTGTAGGCGGCCATTGCCCGGCGCTTGCGCGTGAGGGCGTTCACATGACCGCGCGTCACACTCTGCATCTTGTCGTAGGCGGCCTGCATCTGCTCGATGTTGCGCACGACGGTGTTCTTCGTGTCGAGGGTATGCAGCAGGATGTCCTTCGGCACATCCTCGCGCTGCACGATACCGACCGGATAAGTGTCGTTGTCGATGAATACCTCCGGCTCGACACCTGCCTCGGCCAGGTGCAGCGTGTTGTTGTCGACCAGGGCACTGAGGTCTTCGGATTCGTTCAGGAAGTCACCCTCCTGAATGGGCTGCTCTTTGATGATGTCAACCCACAGTTCTTTTTCAATAGGCATATCTGTCTGATTTTGATTAGTTGTGCTTTTTCCGGATGGTCTCGAAAACCTCGGGATTCTCGGCTTTGATCTTCGCAAGGCCCTCGGGGTCCTCCTTCAGCCAGCGCAGGTGCGTCCAGTTCTGGCGATCGGCCGGAATCACGTTCCCGGCGATCTTGGTGACGGAAGCCGCCAGCGAAACCTTCGCGGGGATGGCCTTCAGGGTTTCCGACACCAGGTCGTAATCCTTCATGGCGAGCTCGACGTACTTCTCACGGGCGGGAGCTCCGATCCTGCCCTGTTCAACGGCCAGATTGACCATGTCCTCGGCGCGTTTCTTACGAGCTGCGTCGATCTCCTTCTGCAGGGCATCGGCAGTCTCCTTGTGTTTGTTGCGGTCGGCAGCCAGCTGCACGATAGCCTTGCTCATCGCCGTAGCGTCCGCGTCCTGATTGATGCCGAGCGCGACGTATGCCTCGGCGGAAAGGGTGATTTTTTCCATTGGTTTGATATTGGGTTTTCGACCCTGCGGCGAACTCTCCGCGCAGAGTTTCACGATGTTGTCGACATGAAGACGCACGTCGCCATCTTCTACCAGATGGCCGTCGCCCGTGTAGATTTTGAGCGTCACGGCCCCGGCATTCGACGGCACGGAGGTTACGGAACCCTCGAACAGCTCCCACTCGGTGACATAGAGGTCCTCACCGCCTGCCGGATTCGTGCGGTACTCGGCCCGCAGGATGACGATGCCGGGCGATGCCCCGCGCAGGAACCCGCGCTCGACTTGGCCCTTGCGTTCCGCACCCAGGGTGATCCCGTCGTCGAAGACAGGATCGGCAACAAGCAGCGCCCCCTCGACATGCAGGTTGTCCCAGCGTCCTATCAGACGGTTGAGATCGTGGTTGTCGAGCATCGGGGAATACTCCTGGAAGCGTTCGAACCTGCCGCCGCCATTGAGCAGGAAGAACCCGTGCGAGTTCTTTTTCGTTTCGTCGTTAAAAATGAATTTCGGTAAAGACATGCGCCTCGTTTTTTGATGCAAACATAGGCTACAAAATCCGCCGTAACAAAAAGAGTTTTAAAGTATTAAACTATTTTTCGCGTTCGCGTTTCGGCATGCCATCTTTGCACAAAAAAAGAGGTCTATGACAACTCCAAAGCACAAATTATACACAGCGGCTTACAACTGTTTTGTCGAGCAGGGAATGACCTGCGCGGGTATCTCCGATATGCTCGGTATCCGTGAGGCCACGTTGTCCGAATGGCGGCGAGGCATGAAGTGGGATGAAAAGCGCAAGGCCAGCTTGGCGGCTCCCGGAAAAATCCGCGAGTTGTTGTTGGACGAAATGCAGAACGTGGCCGACGGCAACCCCGCCCGTATCGACACGGACGGTCTGTCGAAGATCGCAAAGGCGCTGCAGTACTTCGACGGAAAGGTGCCTCTGACGGTGGTGATCACCGTCCTGAAGGAGGTCGACAACTTCATCGCCGAGGTTGCCCCGCAGGAGATCACCCGACAGACGGAACTGCATCGTATGTACATCGCCCACCGGGCGCAGGTCGAATCTCTAAAATAGCGGCACATGGCAGACATCGACAAAAAGTTTCAGAAGCTCCTCGACAACTACGAGGAGCACTGCCGGCGCATAGCTAAAGCCTCGGTCGTAAACATTCACGAGCCGCTGGCGGACAAGATCGCCCGCGTGAAACGCCTCGAAAAGGATTATGTCACCTGGTTCGAGTACTATTTCCCGAACTATGCGAAGGTGCCCTGTGCGTGGTTCCATCGCACGGGGGCGCAGGAAATCATCGACCACGACGTGATCATGGCCATGTGGATCATCTACCGATCCGGGGCAAAGTCCGTACATATCGACATGGGCATTCCGCTGTACCTGATGTACACGGGCCGCCTGCGCTACATGCTGCTGATCGGCGAAACGGAGGACAAGGCGCATAAACTGCTCTCGGCATGCCAGGCGCAACTGGTGTTCAACAAGCGGCTGATTAACGACTACGGGAGCCGCTACAAGCAGGGCGATTGGTCGTCCGGGGAGTTTCTGACCTCCGACGGTGTGCGCTTCACCTCCCTGGGCTTCGGACAGGACCCGCGCGGCGTCCGCGAGGAGGAGCAGCGACCCGACTACATCGCCGTGGATGATGTCGACACACGCCGCCATGTCAACAACGACCGCCTGATGCGCGAAGCTGTCGAGTGGATCTTCGAGGACCTGATGGGATGCTTCGACGAGGCCGACGGATCGACCCGGCGGTTCGTGTATGCTAACAACAACTTCCACAAGAACAGCATCACGAACCGCCTCAAAAAGCAGCTGAAGGTGCTGGCCGAGAAATCCCGCCAGGACGGGGAGCCGCCGATCCAATACGTCCTGACGGTGCCCGCCGTGAAGGACCTGACGACTTTCGAGCCGAACTGGCCCGAGAAGACCTCGGTGGAGTACTGGCGCAAGAAGTACCGCAGCATCCCCTCGAGGTCGTTCATGCGCGAATACATGCACGTCCACGTCGAGGACGGCAAGGTGTTCAAAGCCGAGGACATCCAGTGGAAGAAGATGCTGCCGCTGAACGAATACGACGCCCTGGTCTTCTACGGAGACCTCTCCTACAAGGCCCAGGCCTGCCACAAGGGGATGATCCTCGTCGGCAAAAAAGACCGCGAGTTTCATTTCATTTACTGCTTCCTGCGGCAGCAGTCCCGTACGGTCCTGGCGAAATGGCTCTATGATCTGTACGAAACGACGGAGCTGCGTAACTGCCGTAAGGTCCGCTATTGGATCGAGGGTCTGTTCTCGATGGACGAGTTCGTCAATGACTTCGATGCCGAGGGCGACGCCCGCGGCTACTACATCCCCGTACAGGCAGACAAACGACCGAAGGCCGACAAGTACGACCGTATCGAAGCTACACAGTCCTATTTCGAGCGCCGAAATGTGTGGTTCAATATCGACGAGCGGGATAGCCCCGACTTCCAGGAGCTCGTCGATCAGTATCTCGCATTCGAGAAAGGCGGTGGTGCGGCCGTCGATGGACCTGATGCTGCCGAGGGGGCCCTTTCGAAACTCAATACCGTATTCCGGCAGGTAAAAGGAACCTATCGTGTAGGACGCCGGGAAAACCGCAAATACTAATCAATATGCGTAAAATCAAGTACATCGTGCTGCATTGCAGCGCAACCAAAGAAGGGGTGTCCTTCGGCATCGAAGACATCGACCGCTGGCACCGTCAGCGGGGATTTCGCAAGGTCGGCTACCACTACGTGATCGAGATCGACGGCACGATCCGCAAGGGCCGTGACCTCGCCGAGATCGGGGCCCATGTGCAGGGCAGCAATGCCAACAGCATCGGCATCTGCTACATCGGAGGACTGGATGCCGACGGCCTGCCCAAAGACACCCGCACCGAGGAACAGAAGGCGTCGCTGTTCTATTTGCTGCAACAGCTCCGCGAGCAGTTCCCCGACGCCCTGATCTGCGGACACCGTGACTTTTCGCCCGACCTGAACGGCAACGGGATCATCGAGCCCTGGGAGTGGATGAAGGCCTGCCCCTGCTTCGACGCTATCGACGAATATCAAAGCCTGTAAGCCATGTTCATCGAGAAGGAGGACTTATATACGGCTATCAGCGAGTACCAGCTGCAGAGTATCACCACCAGCGCCGTCACGATCCGCATGGCGATCCTGGCGGCCATCGACGAGGCGCGGAGCTACCTGAACGCCAAATACGACTGCGAGGCGATATTCTCGGCTACGGGAGGAGACCGACATGCCACACTTTTGGAGCATTGCAAGAACATCGCGGTGTGGAACCTCTGCCGCCGGGCGAACACCGATCTGATCTTCGAGCAGGTCAGCGAATACCGCCGGGCGGCGATCGACTGGCTTGAGAAGGTTTCGGGTGTAAAGGGTACTGACAAGCCTCTCGCACCTGGCCTGCCGCTGCTCAAAACCGAAGACGGCGAGGTGCGCATCACGGCTCGGATGGGAAGCCGCCGCAAGTTCCGCCACGACTTCGACGACTAAACACCGTTTAAACACCCTTTAATCGTTCGTACAATGCAGAAAAAGAACAAAAGCAGGAAAACCCCCGGCGTCACGGCCAAGGCCGCTAATTTGGCCGTAAAAACGAATACCCCGAAAACAGCCCGGCGACACGAGGGGTACATCCGCAGTATCGTCCCGAAAACCCTGTCGCGGACCCGGTCCGACATCGCCACCTGGCGGTCGGCGCTGCGGGCGGCGGATAATGTCGACAACCCGCGCCGGGCACGGCTGATGAACCTCTACGACGACGTGATGCTCTGCGCGCACCTCACCTCACAGATCGAACTGAGGCAGAAGGCGACGCTGCTGACACCTTTCGAGATTAAGGTAGGCGACAAGATCGACGACCAGGCTACGGCTGCCCTCAATGCGGCGTCATGGGTTACGGAGCTCAACACCCACATCCTCGACAGCGTGATGTACGGCCACACGCTCGTGGAGCTCACGACAACCGGAGACGAGACCGAACCCGTGGCCGTCACCCTGCTGCCTCGGCAGAACGTGATTCCCGAGAAGGGGACGCTGCTGTTTCGGGAGGACGACAGTAAGGGCCTCCAGTACCGAGAGGTCCGGGAGTTCGGGAATTTCATCCTGGAGTTTGGCAAGGACCACGACTACGGACTGTTGAACAAGGCCATACCGCATGTGCTGTTCATGCGCTTCGCACAGTCCTGCTGGTCGGAGCTCTGCGAGATATACGGCATCCCGCCCCGGTTTATGAAGACAGACACGCAGGACCCCGCCATGCTCGACCGTGCCGAGGCCATGTTGCGCGACATGGGTGCGGCGGCATACTTCATTATCGACCGCACGGAGGAGTTTCAGTTCGCAAAGGGGGCCGACACCAACGGCGATGTCTACAACAATCTGATCGCCCTGTGCAAGGAGGCGGTTTCAGTGCTGGTGAACGGGGCCGTGATCGGCCAGGACACCGTGAACGGCAACCGCTCCAAAGAGGAGAGCAGCATCCGACTGTTCGAGAAGTTGGTGATGGCTGACCGTAAGATGATGGCGGGATATTGGAACTCCACGGTGATCCCCGCCCTGGTGTACATCGGTGTCCTGCCCGCGGGCAGCGTCTTCTCCTGGCAGCAGCAGGAAGACATCGAAAAACTGTGGGCGATGGTCGTGCAGCTCCTTCAGTTCAAAGATGTGCCTAACGACTGGATCGAGGAGAAATTCGGCATCATGTGTACCGATAAGGCCTTCACCGTGCCGGGGCAGCTGTCGGAAACATTGTCGGTGCCGCAGCCTCGTGAAGTCGATTTTTTTGCCACCGCCCCCTGATCGCGTACAGGGGGCTGCACGAAAGACTGGCGGCGGTCTACGGACTGGGTGATCCGGTGACGCTGGCCGCAGATGGTGGCAAAGGCAAAAAGTCTGTCGCGCGTCTGTCAACATTCCGCAATGCCGCAAAGCACCTGCAGAAGGCCGGGGACTTCCGCCCCGACATGCTCGAGGATCAGCCGATCCGAACGCTGATCGACGAAATAACCGACGTCCTGATGGAAGGGGTCAATGTTGGACTGAAAGATGCTGACATTCCGACAGAAATGACCGACAAACTCGGGCGCGACGTGTTCGTATTCTCGGGTTGTAAGACCTACCACGAACTGCGTGAGGCTTCGCAGCTCTTGCGCGATGATCAGGGACAGATCAAGCCGTTCAGTAAGTTCTTCAAGGAGATAAAAGCGTTGCATCCGACCTACAACGAGCGGTATCTCGAGGCTGAGTACGGTTTTGCCGTACATTCCGCACAATCAGCGGCACAGTGGGCCGAGATCGAACGCGACGGGGATAATTACGATCTGCAGTACCGCACGGCCAACGACGGCAAAGTCCGGCCTGCGCATGCGAAGCTCGAAGGACTGACCCGCCCGCAGGACGATCCGTGCTGGTCGGAGATCATGCCGCCGAACGGATGGAAATGTCGGTGCCGGGTTGTGCAGGTCCGTAAAGGCAAGTATGCCTACACTGATCAGGACGCAGCCATGCAGCTCGGGCGCGAAGCGACCACCGACATCGACAGCCAGGGCCGCAACCGCGCTGAAATGTTCCGTTTCAATCCCGGCATGGATAAAGTGATCTTCCCGAAGCACCATCCGTACTACAACCTCTCAATCCAGGCAAAAACGGTAATAACCAATATGGCCGACAAGCGAGAGGTTAAAAATGGGTTTGCTGCCAAGACGATTGCCGAGGCCGAGGAAGTGTTCCGCACACAACTCAGTGTAAAATGCCGCCTCGACGGATTTAAGAAGTCCGACATGGCGCAGGTTCGTGATATATTCGAATGCGTTAGTTCCCACTTCAAAACATTCCCTGAGTTGCGGAAAGAGGTGCATTTTGTTGGCTCGATGCAGGGGCGTGTCAAGGCCTTTGCAGAGGAGTTTTTCAAGGAAATGAGAAGCAACCCGCGCAATAGCTGGGCGAGGGACGAGGACATCCAAAAGGCAGCCATGCGCCGGGCCCGGAAGGTGGCTTACACCAACTGTTATGCGTATTCCCATTCGGCAGGTAAGGAGTATGGATTAGACGGCGTGGTATTTAATACAGCCTGGGCTGGAACGAAGATAACGGAATCCTTACAGGGCGACGTAAAAGCCAAATTCCATCCGGAAGGTTGCGACACGGTGAAATCCGTGTTCGACCATGAACTCGGACACCGTATTGACGAACTGCTCCATGTGTCACAGCAGCTTGGCTCGAAAGACTGGTATCAGAAAGCGATCGTCCTGGGTGCAGGCTACATCAAAGACAACCTGTCGAAATATGCAATGACCAATCTGAAAGAGTTCGTCGCCGAGGCGTGGAGCGAATATTTGAACAATCCTAACCCTCGGGAATTGGCTTCGCATGTAGGAGAAATGATAAAGGCCGAATATGAGGCGAGGTATAAAAAAAGCGGAGAATAATTTCTCCGCTTACTCCACGTATGCACGCATCACATGCACCTCCCGAGGCTCAAACACATACGTTCCCTTCTGTCCTTTCATTATGGAGTTATGGGGACGCAGAGGCAAGAACACATCCCGGGGGATGCTATCGAATGCCAGGCATCGATCATCCCCAAGGTAATGCTTGCAGTTTTGGCAGCATTCGTCGCTGGTTTTAAACTCTTTGTCAATCATAGTTTGCGCTTTGCGCAAAAATAACGTTTTAAAACGCGAAAAGCAAGTAAAATGCCGAAATTATTTGATCTGAAGCAAAAACTCTTGACCGATCTGAAGATCGAACTCCTGGACGAGTTTGATCAGAACTTCCAACGCCGAGCCTTTTTCGATCGGGCCTGGCCGGATCGGTCCTATCCCGGTGGACGCGGATCGCTCTTGCAGGTGACGGGCCGCGGACGGCGCAGTTTCCGGGGGATCATCCAGCGAAACGGCGTCGAGTTCTCGACCGATACGCCCTACATGGGGCTGCACAACCGGGGCGGAAAGATAAAGATCACACCTCGGATGCGGAAATTCTTCTGGGCTATGTACTACCAAAACGCCGAAGGCATCACCACCTCTGCCAAGAAACGCCAGGCCTTCAACACCCAGCGCAATCGTACGCTGTCGGCAAAGGCGCAGTACTGGCGTAGCATGGCGCTGACCAAGAAAGACACGATCACGATTCCGCAGCGGCAAGTGATCGGCGACCATCCTCGCGTCCGGCAGGTGGCACGGGAGGTCATCCACCAAAACCTGCAGAGCGCTTTCCGGGAACTCGCAAAAGTCCTGCAACCTCGGTAAAACACCGTTTAAACGTCTTTAAAATGATTGAAAATGCAATGATCGCAGTCCAGGACCGACTGCTGGAACTGCTCCCCGAGAAGATCGCCTATCTGGCCGAGGATTGGGGACAGCTGGATTTCTACAACGAGCGGCCGCCCGTCAATTTCCCGTGCGTACTGATAGACATCGCCGAGGCCGAGTTCACGGACTGCACGCGGAAGGTGCAGCAGGGCGAGGCGATCCTGACCGTGCGGGTGGCGCACTTCGACCCCGTAAACATTTCAGCCCTCGCGTCCAACCGGAACAAGGCCTTCCGCATGTTCTCCCTGCTGCGAACGATATACGTCCAGCTGCAAGGGCTCTCCGGGGAGACCTTCTCGGGACTCACGCGGACCTCCCTGCGGCACGTGAAACGTGAAGATGCGATCCGCGAATACATTATGCAGTTCCGGTTCGGAGGAACGGACAACGCGGCTTATAGGCCACGAAGAAAGGCCGAAGGCGTCGAGATTGACATCACTACGGAACGGTCGTAACGAAACAGCCCGGCACAATGCGTGTTGGGCTGTTCAGTCGAATAGAGTTGGTTGTCGGATGTCCTGCTGCGTGCGTGCACGTTCTTTACGGAGCCAGGTCAGATAGGTGGCATATTCTACGTGAAACAGGTCTCGGATGTGCCTCCGCCAGACCCATTTCAAACACCGATCCTGCCGCCCGGGTTCGTAATACTGCTGTGTGATCAGCGCCGCATGCTCACGTTTTCGGATGTGATTTTTGTTGTTGTATGCCATTTTCCGCAATTATTGACTATCTTTGTAGCAGGTCGGCCTTGTGATAGCAATATTGCAGGGCTTTTTTATGTCAGTTCACCACGGTCGGGCCGCCTCCCGGAATGATGTAGATCGGCGTCACCTGAATCGAAGGCCGCGAGGTCGTGGCGGGCTTTTTGTCCCCGATCGCCCGCAGTTTGCGGACCAACGCCTGCAGCTCATGCGCATCGAGCATGTAGAGCAGACGCCCGCATATCCGGCGCTGCAGCAGGAAATGGTTCACCTTCGTCCAGTCCTCGGGCGAAGCGTACATCCCGAGCTTCGTCAGGTGTGCCAGGACTTGCGACCGAAGACGCCGGATCGCGTCAGGGGCCGGGGTCGTCTTGCTCCGGTGGGCAAACTCCATATAAGCCTGCAGGGCGACGATCTCCTCGTCGGTCAGTTCGTCATAGCTGCGGGCATCCCACAACGCGAGGATGTCCGTCCGGTTGGGGATCAGGCGGCAGGCCGACATCAGGGTGTTGATCCGGCGTATCTTCGCGCCGCGCTCGAGAGTGGTCAGAGGTGTCATAGTGATCTATTTTGATTTAGTTGCTCCCGGCGGCGGAATCGAACCGCCGCAGAAAACCGTTCGGGAATTAGGATTTGATTTTTTTATAAATCTCTCCGCATAAGAACCCGGCGAAAAGAACAAGGTAGATAAGAGGGATAATCCACATCGGGCATGTTACCCACCACCAGGACCAATCTATTTCACCGACCAATTTAAGAACGAAAAAGATAAGAAACACCCATTCCAAAAGTCCAAGTTTCATAGTTACATGCGGTTAAATGACGGTTCGATCTTGTGCCATACACCGCGCTCGTCGCGCTGGTGAAAGTAGAAGTTTATGGCGGTGCCGTTAACGACGTTGCTCTCTTTGAACAGTTGCATGATTTGCGAGTATTCGGGATCGCCGAACTGCGCCTCGAGATCATACAGCTTGCTGATGGACTTGTAGTCCAAATCGCCCTTGCGGTTACGCTCCAGGAGCGTCATTGCCAACTGGTACATCGGATCGTCGGCCCCTTTCTCCCGTCCGCCGATCCATGCCTTCAGGAAGTCGATCAGCCGGGCGGCGGCCACGTCGGCCCGTTCGTCAAAGCATTTTACCCGATTGCATTTCACCTCGAGGCGGAAGTCTCCCTCCTGCACCGAGTAGCCGAGCTGGTCGTCCCGGCGCGTGGCTCCGTACTCCTGCATGATCTTCCGGAAGGCATCGGTTTCGGCCACGACCAGGTCGTAGAACTCGCGCACCCGGCCAGTGATATTGCGGGTTTCAGTTGCCATACGCTTCACGAAGTCGGCCCGCGTCTCCTCATAGTCCCGGCGCCGTCTGTCCGCGGCCTGGCGCTCCTCGGCCCGCTTCTGCTCGAGCAGCTGTTCCAGCTGGTCGGCGGTCATGTCTTTCAGTTCGTCCTTCATAGTGATATTGATTAAGAATTACGTTTGTCGGTGTAAGGTTCCCCGGCGATACTGCAATAGTCGGTCTCCATGTTATGCAGGCCAGAACGCATGTCTTCCAGGTCTTGCTCGATCTGCGCGATCCGCTCCGGGGACAGGCTGTCCCTGTGTTGCATCAGAAAACTTTCTGCTTTGAGAATGTTTTTACGGCGCAATTCGATCATGTATGAAAGACAGTCCAGACTTGCCGCCGATGATTTGGTTAGTTCGATGATCTCGGGCATACTGATTACGATTTGATGGTTTTGATCGCTTTCAGGGCCTCCTTCGAATAATTGTCAAGGAAGGTCTGCCGCATCGCATCCGCGACACTCATAATCTCGTTGATGCTTGCCCCGGTTTGGGCGACTGTCCCGGCAAACCTGCGCAATTCCGCGATCAGTTCCGGGCTGATTTTAATACCGTTTTGCTGTCCCATTGTTGTTGTTTTTCATTATGCCGTACATGGTTCTGAAATAGTCGTTCGTGAGCGCCACGCCGTCCTTGTGCGCGGCGATGATCGCAGGCTCGAGGTAGTCGTTGAGCTCCCGGTAATCGGTGCAGAGCTCGACAAGGATTTTGCGGAGGTTCTCATCCTTGACCTTATACATGAAGTTCTCGAATTTCCGGTCGATCGGCGGCAGAATAATCGTGTTCGCCTTCATCCGGCTTTTGAACTGCGGCACGCCGTTGACACCGCGCAGCTCGAGCCTGTCGAGCAGTTTCAGCAGATCGGCGGTTCCGGCGATCGCAAAGGCCGCATATCCCTTGATCATGTCATAGATGGCTTTATAGGCCCGGATACCCGGCAGTTTGGTGTTCTCACCCTCGTCGAGGATCAGCATGTTGCGCTCCCCGCACAGCGCACGGCGCCGGAACTCGGAACCGATCAGGCGCAGGCGTGCACCTTTCTGCATCGGCAGGTCGAGGTCGAGCAAGCGACCGATCTCCTCGAGGATGTCTCGGATGCCGTCCTCGGCGTTGATCGTCACACGGAACGTGTTGGTCGGATTGGCCTTGCAGTACTGGTCGATCGCCGTGGTCTTGCCGCAACCTTTTTCGCCGATGATCATCTTCACGCCGCCGAAACGTGCGGTGCAGTTCAGATGCGCACGTTCGAGGGCCGAGATGGCGATCACAAACTGGGGCGTAGGCTCTACCTTCCAAAAGGTTTGCTCGATCTCGAAGCCGATCACCGATGCAAGCGTAATGAAATAGCGGTCGGCGATCTCCGTAACCTTGTCAGGACCGGATTTGTATTCATAGACCCCGTTCAGCAGGTTGGAAAGATACGACGCGCTGATTCCGCAAGTCCTCGCCAAGGCATTCTGCGACATGCCGTGCCGCTGCATGTACTGCTTGGCGGCAGTAATGATTTCGTCTTTCTTGATTTTTTCCATAAGGCGGTTATTTGATGTATTTTGACAAATCGGAAATGTGATTTTTGTGGTAGTCGATCACTGCCTGCTGTTGGACCTGGTCTGCCTTCTTTCGCTCCCGCTCCCGGGCGCGTTGTTCTTTGGCCTTCAGCTTCGCGCGGCCCCGTTCATATTCAGCGGCGCTGATCTGCTCGTGCATGGCGTTGTAATCCTCCTTGGTGGCGTTGTCCCGGATGTTGAAGTCATAGCCGCGGACCATGACCGCCTTTGCCGCTTCGACATCCTCGACGAACCCGTCGACCATCTCCTCGAACTCTGCACCTTTGCGGTTGTAGTAAGCCAGGGCCCGGAGACTGTCGGGGGTTGCCTCGGTCATGGACTTCGACGCCAGCGGTGCAGGCGGGCAGGTGAACATGTAGACCTCGTCGGTCGTGTAGACATCAGCCCCTTCGGAGTTCCAATAGACATGCGCTTTGAACGACGGAGCATACCCCATGTGCTGCGCGATCAGGGCCACGGTGCCCGCATCCGTCGGGATGTCGAACCTGTACTCCTTGCCGTCGCGTTCGAGCGTCAGAATCGACCGCAGATAGCTTAAATCGCGCTTCGACATTTCACCCGTGATCCGGCGGTATTGCCGATCGGTATATTGTCCGGCCCGGTCGTTCTTCAGTGTATGGAACCATTCCGAAGGAGTGAGTTCATTTTCCAGGCGCGTGTTGTTCCATTCACGGATGGCGACCGTCAGTTTCTCGATAGCTTCCGTATAGGTCGGCAGGGCCATGATGTCGTAGTAGTCCGGATTCGCCATGCTTTCGAGGCTCCTGGCGTTCCACGAGGTTTCAGGCAGTTTGAAATAACTCTTGAAACGGCGTTTAAACAGCCGGAACATGGCCTCGGCGGGGTTCGCTTGAGAGTTCCCCGGTGCGATCGTGCGAAAGTTCCGGCAAACGCGCTGCAGGTAAGCCTTCGAGGCTTCGCCCGTATAGGCGCCGTGGTTGTCGCTGATGAAGTCCAGCACCTCGGTCTTGCCGTTGTCGACGAGCGCCATGCGCATCGCCTGCCGCAGCATCGTGCCGTCCTCGAGGTGCAAACCTTTCCGGCTCACGGAATAACCTGCGATGTAGCGGCTGCCAACATCCGAGATCAGCATCACGTATATCTTCATCATGCGCCACTTGCCATATTGGTCCTGATAGCGGTATGGTACGACGCCCGAACCGTCGGAAGCCCACAGCGAGTTGGCAAACTCAAGCGGTTTGGCAGGAACATAGGGCCGATAGGTATCTTTGAAATGCTTTTTGCCGTGGCGTTCCTTCGCCGACAGCATTTTCCGGCTCCATGCGTTCGTGTAGTGATTGAACGTCGAAGGCTTCACGGGAACAATACCCATCGCCTCCATGTCTCCCGCATAGAGTTGCCACAGTTCCCGCTTGGTATCCTTTTCCGAGCCTCCGGGATTCAGCCAGTAGGTCATAATCGCCGTCTCGTGGGCGTCCATCTTCATCACTTCGCCCGTGGTGTAGTCTACCAGTTCGAACTTGCCGATGATCCGGCGGTTATCGTTGCCGTATTTGCCCGAGACGAGCCACTCCCGGAGCTGGCCGGGGTCCTCCGGAATGCCGCCGATCTTCTTGCGCAAACTGTCAGCGTTTTTGATCCGCAGCCCCTCGAGGGACGCTTCGGCGAGAAGATCGACACACAGAACGAGGAAATCGGCCTGCGTAGGGAATCCGAGCTGCTTGTATTCGTTCCGAGACAGGGCACGTTTCAGAAAACGGCACCAAGCGACAGAAACAGCCATCTGCCGGGCCTTATCCTGCGTGTAGACCGCCAGGTCTCCGACCTTGTACTCCTCGTAATAGGCAATGTCGGTATTGTCGATCAGAAGCTGCACCTGTTCCCGGATCATCCGCCGCTGTTCGGCCTGACGCTCGCGGCTGCCCCGAAGGTTCTGCCCCTCGACGGCGCCGATCAGCTCCTCTTTCGAGGGCAGCAGGTCCCGGTAGCAGGTCGGTTTCCGGTTCGGAATATGGTCGTAGTCGTAGTAATACTGCCCGCCCTTGCGGCCCCACCGCCAGGCCTTGCCCTCCTTTTTGCCAAGGAAGAACTCCGTCTGATCGGCAACCTTCCGCCAAGAGGGAGGAAGGACCTGCATATACTCATACCGGCATTTCCTCCTCAAATATTCAGGGTCAATTACACAAACTTCGCATACCATACGCTGCGACACCCAGACGGTTTGCCCGTCGGAGGTCGCGCGTATCAGTATGTCGTTTGGCAGGATCATTAAAATCGTGTTTAAACCTGTTTAAATCCGTTGTTTTTTGTTGTGACCTTTCGTGTGTAGGCTTTGCATTGGTTTACTACTTTGTCCCTATTTTCACGTCCGGCTTGTGCGCCGCTCCAATTTGAACACCAATAATATGGTTGAAATATTGTCGGTGGGTGAGTACACCATTTACAAGTGCTACAAAGCATTTTTTACTTGTCTTGTTTTGCTCCCGTGTCGGTATCGCTCCGA